TTTATTAACCATTGACTATAACATTTACTATGAACATAATAAACTCCGCAATGAGTTATTGCATTTAAATTATTAGACTCTTCTAAGCATATTAAACAATTTTGCATCTTATTTATATATGTTTATATATATGTTTATATATATAAAAACATATTTATATTTATAGTATAAATCTATTATAATATTATCATATATTAGTTAAAGTATGTTTGTTTTATTATTACTTATTCAAACATTATTTTCGTATATTGTTCCAACATACAATCCCAAAACGCAAGTTCATTTACATTTAGAAAAATTTAACAATGAATTAAATTTGTATCATATTGGTATTAGTTTTAAAAGTGATGATACTATTTTAAGATATGATTACAGACCCTTTTGCGACCCAACAAAATGCGAATATAAAACAAGTTCTACTATTATAAGCGCACCTAGCAACGATATAATTTTAAATACTGAATTAAGGTTTGTTGACAAACTATATAGATTTTATATTCCTGAAAATGTTCCAAATAAGACTATTTATTGGGGACAAACAAGTAAAACACTTGACGAAGTTGTTGAATTTGAAAAAACATTACAAAAAAAATATATATTAGGTATTAATGATTGTCGCCATTATGTGAATCGCTTTTCACGATGGGCTCTTAACAAGCGCACTCCTATTTGGAAATTAGATAAATTATGGAATCAATCATTTTGAAAAATAAGTATCCAATATTCTTCCAAGCAATCGACGTGGTGGATATTCACCATTTTTATATGCGGTTATGCGAAAATTTAAAGATAAAAGAATAAGACTAAAGGCAAGAATTACAAATAAGACATTTAAAAATTGGTTTTTAAATAAACGCATATACACTATAAAATTATAATTATATAGTATAATTATATAATATTATATAATATTTAACTAAATTAAGCTACTATTTACTTATTCCTAAAAAACTTCTTCCAATTTTGCTTGTAGCAAACATCCCTAGCCCCGAACCTATTTGTAAATAAAATATATTAGTTTTCTTGGTGCAACAAAGTAAATAACCAGATAAAAGAATAAAAGCTAAGAAAAACATCCAAAATAGCTGAGTATAAAAATCCATAGTTTATATATAATAAAATATTTTATTATATATAATGCGGAAAACTAGAACAAAAAATAGAAAACGCAATACTTTAGCTAAAATAAGACGTAAATTATACTCAAAAAGAAAAGGACGAGGAATTGGTGCTTCAAAAATTAGTAATCGCCGAACTCAAGTGTCAGCAAGGGCGGTGAGTGTGGAGACGGCGTTGGTAGAAGCGAAGAGGGCAATAGCAAAGGCGGAGGTGGCTGCTAAGGCAGAGGAGAGGGCGGAAGAGATGGCATGGGCAGCGACTGGGAGAGAGACGGCGGCGAGAGTGGCGGTGATGGAGGCGAGGGTAGAGAGGGCAGAGGCAAGGGCAGCGACTGCGAGGAAGACAGCAGAGAAGGCGGTAGCGAAGTGGAAAAATGCGGTAGCAAGGGAGACAACAGACAAGGCTCATGTAGTGGACTTAGTGGCGGCGAAAGACGCAGAGGCAATGGCATTGGCAGTAGCAGAGAAGGCGATAGCGGAGGCGGAGATTGCGCGTCTCTTCGACGGCGTGGCGCTGCCACACGAGATGTTGCCGGCGGAGCGGTGGCACCCAGGCACAGAGGCACGCATTCCTCGTAAAGAGGCATGGGAGGCGAGGGAGATAGCAGAGAAGGCGGTAGCGGAGTGGAAGAACCTTTCCAACATAACTTATCAATAATATAAACAAATATTTTATAAAGTATAACATATAATATTTTATTATATAAATACGGAAAACTAGAGCAAAAAATGGAAAACGCAATACTTTAGCTAAAATAAGACGTAAATTATATTCAAAAAGAAAAGGACGATGAATTGGTGGTTCAAAATTGGAGAATACAACACTAGATGCAGCCTTTAGCGACAGAGGATTTAGTATTAGCTGTTATAACGATCAACGCAAGGCCAAACAAGAATATAAAAGGCATTTAAAATTGGCACTAGCTATTAATAAAGACTTGCTTGCACTACTAGACAAAGGATTAACAAATTTAAAAAAATTAAAAAGAAATGCTAGCCGAAATATTAGAGGAAATGCTAGCCAGACTGCTGAGTATACAAAAGATAGAAAATATACTCAATTTGCTTATTATTATAATATTATGTTGTTAAATAAAATGACTTCACAACCAAATATAGATTATGATGGACTTCTTAAAGCTATGAACGCAAATCCAGACTGGGAGCTAGGAAGAATGGCACCAAAACGCGAAATATGGGAACGCGATTTTGCTTAATACTTTTTAGAATAAATATTTATATAATCTAATATATAATTAGCTAACATAATACTTTTATATTTAGTGATTTTTTCATTTTTTTTATATTGTTTTAATATATAAAACAATGCCTGCATACACTCCCCTATTGATGCGACGGTCACCCAGTCCGAGTTCTGACTACTTTATGAGAGTAATGTTAGAAAATGCTAGACAACGGCAGATAGAATATGAGGCAAAAAAACGTGAAGAATACGAGCAAAACCAACTTAAACTTATCAAAAAACAGCAAGGCGATTATAAGATAAGTTCAATATTAAAGTTGCTCGATGTTGCCCCACTTGGCCAAGGCAAATACTATAAAGCAATAAAAACCAGAAGAAAGGGTTTTATAAAGAAACATAGTCGTGGAAAAAGAATTACAAGACACAGACGTAGGAATTAAAAATTTTTTATAATTAATATAACATAGTAATTATAAAAAATTTAAAAATTGAATAATTAATATGTTATATTATGTATAGCATTATAGCAAGTTATGGAGTTAGCAAAATTAACAAAAGCACAGCTTATGGTACAATGCGAACAACAAGGAATTACAAATTATAAATCAAAGAGCAAAGACGCGTTAATTAAATTACTCGAACCTCAAGTTATTAATAAAAGCATTACTAATCCTTCTATTAGTGTTGAAAATATGTGCGGACTCGAATACTTGAAAACATTGGATCCCAATTCTATTGATTTAATATTAACAGACCCACCATATATTATATCTAAAACAAGCGGACTAGATAAACATTACAATAATGTTAAATATAATGAAGAAAACAATATTAATGAAGTTAAGACAGAAGAACAATGGATTAACTATAAACAGCAAAATGCTATAGAAGATGATTCACAAAAAAACAATTATATAAAATATGGTTCGCTATATGGAAAAAAATATTGTGTGAAAACTGATTATGGAGATTGGGATAGTGATTTTACTTTGACTATGTTAGAAAAATTCATTGAACATTATTATAAAGTATTAAAAAAAGGAGGAACATTAATTATGTTCTTTGACTTATGGAAAATCACAAACCTAAAAGATTTACTAGAAAAATATAACTTTAAACAAATCAGATTTATTGAATGGATTAAAACAAATCCACAACCAAGAAATAGTAAAGTAAATTATTTAACAAATAGTAGAGAGATTGCGCTATTAGGTGTTAAAGATGGTTGTCCAACATTTAATAGTGCGTATGACAACGGAATATATCATTACCCATTACAAGGCGGAAAAAATAGGTTTCATCCTACACAAAAAAGTTTAGCACTATTTGAAGAACTCATTAAAAAACATTCGAATGAAGGCGATATAGTATTAGATACATTTTTGGGGTCAGGAACTACAGCCCTTGCGTGTAAAAACACTAAACGCAATTTTAAAGGATGTGAACTTAATAAAACATATTATGATAAAATAGTACCACTTTTATAATTATAATTTACTTACAAATTGTTAATATTAAAATGTGCTTGAAACAGCATAAGCAATTTTTCAAAACACCAACGAAATTTAATACAATCACGTTTATTATGAACTTGAAATTCACCAATAGTTATTCCATCTATGCTAATAGAAGAACTTTCATTCCATAATTTATTTTTTTCATTATGACTAAATTTAATAGCATAATTTGACCAATTTATATGCTCTTTTAAAACTATAAACGCCAATAAATTTTTATGTTTATTGTAATAAAGTATGGGACAATCAAATGTATGCGCACTATAGACTTGTAATAAATTAGCAATATTATTTATAATATAAAATTTTATTTGCTCTAAACTAGTAGTTGGATCTAGTGCGAAAAATTCACAAAACTTCTTGCGTGAGGGCTGTCCTATAACTTGTGGACAGACTTTACCATCTTTTTTGGTTGTTTTAGCACTTAGATGGATGTTTTTGTCATCTATACATTCAAAATCATATTTGCTTCCGCGACTAGCACAATGTTTAATAACATAAGGAAACACATTTTTAAAATTACTAAGTTTATTTTTGAGAGATTGTGCCTCTTCTAAACTATATTTGTAATTTCCGTCATAAGGTGTGTCATAGTATAAATATAACGCCATTTCAAATATTTTACCCAAATCTTCTGTAAGCACTTTTTTGGTTGATGTTGTTGCTGTCATAATTGATTATTGTAGTTATTATAATAATAACTATAATAATAATATTAAACCCTAAATTCAATTTTATTTATACATTAATCATTAAATTGTGAACCTAATTTTATATGCGCCTCATTATAATATTTTTTCCTATATTCTCTCATAGTTTCATCTTTAATACGTGTTGTTTTAAAATAATTATACGTTTTATTTTCTTGTAATAATTCTATTATAAAATATAGCGCATACATTCCACATTGTCCATCTCCATATTGATGTGTGAAACCTTCGTTGTTATCGGCTACTAATTTAATATTTAGATTATGTGCCTGATTTACTATTCTCTCAATTAAAACTTTAATTTGTTTTGGTGTTTTAGTTCCATTGCTATCAAAATAAAAAATAAATTTTTTATTTAAATCTAAAAATAATGCTATCCAATGTTGTCCTGGTTTATTATGGGGGTCAGTATTAAATATGACGCCTATTTTACTAATTTTATTTTTTATATGTTCCTCTAAATTAAAATTACATAATTGCTCCCATACACAAGTCGAAAACAACTCTTTGGAGTCAAAATCTATTGGTGATGGTCCTATAAACTTAAAATTCTTATTTGATTTTTCATATTGCTTCATTATTTTTATTATATCAACACTAGACAACCAAGTATTTGGTTTTGTAGACCATCTTTCAGGAGAGAAAGGTTTAAATATTTCTTTTAC